AGATACGCTATACAGATACCAACAAGGTGGTCTTCTACAGGGGGATATCTGCAAAATTCGCGCAGATGCGTTAAACAACGATAAAATTAAAATAATGGGCGAGAATGTTAAAGAGCAAATTAAAAACGCTATGGAAACTGATTTAAATCTTCGCGTTAGTGCGATAAAAAGTATTCGTCCGAACACTACACAGAATTATGCAGGCTATGGCACAGATGCCCCTGCTGATTATTTTGTTGATATTGTTGTAGAGTATGCACCAGGCTTATGGAGAGAACCAATGACACTACCTATCGAAGTACTTGAAAGAGTAGAAACTGGTATTAACATGGCTCCTATCCCAGACAGTCTTAAAAGAAAAAATAAAGTAACAAAACCTGCAGAAGCTATTGCAAATGATAGTGAAAGAGTAAACCCAAAGACTAATACAACACTTTCAAACGCTCCAGCACCACAAGATGGCAGATCACAAGCTACTAAACCAACACCTTATAAAGAAAGTGTTGCGTTAGAAGATTTATATGGTGATATGCTTACAGAAGGTATCACAGGTGAAGATATTACTGAAGGTGATGATGTTGTATATACAGATGATGATGGAAAAGACTATCAAGCAGTTGTATTAAAATCTGATTCAACTGGATATGTAATACAAATTACTTCAGATGATAGTGCCGAAGGTGGTCGTTATGACCCAGGCCAAGAACTTCAAGTAAATATTGGTGATATAGAACTAGCTGAAGAACCTATTATACCTTTAGATGCACCGGTTCGTGATTATGTTGATGAGCCCTCATGGGGAGAAGATGGTAAATTTGAAGACGACCGCCAAGAGCGTCGTCGTCAGGACCGAGACCGTAGAGACTATGATGCAGGACCATATGGACATGGTCGCTAAATTTTAAATAATTTCTGTTATTCCTAATAGACAATTATAACAATTGATTTCTGTGTCAAGAACTATTTGATTCTGATACATTGCTGCACCAATACACAATAAAACCTGTCGTTTCTTATTAAACTCAAGTTCTACCTCATAAAAGACTTCATATATGTTCTTAAGTAATTGATGATAGTCATTTGCGAATAATGTTTCATTCTTTATGATATATTTTCTTATTTCAAATATATCCTTTTTATTTACAAGTCTTCCAACAATCTTTTCTGCAAATTCTAAGTCATCAATATCATCCGTGATAATTAACTCACCTTTAACTACTCTCTTTTGAATATTATTAATGATTTTTCTAATATCAGGATACTTTGATTTGATAAGATCAATTAAACGCTGTCTACTTCCGTTTTCTACTTTAATATTCTCTTGTTTAAGAATATGAATAATTCTTTTAACGCTTTCTTCAAAAGGTGGGGTTAAATCAAACTCTTGACAACGAGACTTAATAGGATCAATGACTTTATAAGGATAGTTGCAAGTTAAAATGAATCTAGTATTAGCTGCATATTCTTCCATTACATTACGTAATGCTTGTTGTGCGCTTGTTCTACCACCTGCACCTTGAACAGTTGATAATCCATCAACTTCATCTAAGATTACTACTTTAAGCTTTCCATCAAACGACATTGTTTGTGAAAAATTAACAACTTTAGAACGAATAGTATCAATGCCTGATTCATCTGAAGCATTTATATAAAGATATTGACAATCTAAAACATCATTAACTATTATTTTTGCTAATGATGATTTTCCAATGCCTGCTTTACCGGAAAACATGATATTTGGGATTTCTTGTTTATCTACAATTTCTTCAAAGAAATTTCTATTAGATTCTGACAAAACTATATCATCTAGTGTTTTTGGTCTGTATTTTTCTACTAATAAATTATCAAACATCGCCATCTATTCTAACTCCTTGGTCTTTTACTTCTCGTTCTAACTTCTCTAACTCTTTACTATCTATTTTATAATGATTTGCCACCAATTTCACCCGGTCAATCTCATATAAAAACGATTTTTTAAAAGCCACATCTGAGTATGGGATCTTGGCTCTATGTGTAAACCCTTCATAGTCAGTTACTTCTAAAATTACCAAGACACCTCCATCAATAATGTCATAATTAACATTCTGAAATCGTATTTTCTTTTGTGCTTGTGCTTGTGCAATCCAAGCCATTAAATCATCAATAGATGGTGGGGGATTTGCATTTAGAAATTTTCCATATTCTCTTTCAAATTTACCTTGAATGAATGTTGCCATTAAAGGATCAACTTTCTTACCAGGTTCAATTGATTCAAAAATATTTCGTTTATTTTCCTGAGGCTCCGAAGCCTTTTGTTCCACGTTTTGTTTTTGTTCCATCTTTTGCCCAACCTATTTTAGTTTGTGCTAATTGATATATCACTATTTGAGATATTCTATCACCTTTTTTAACTTGATAATCTTTATCACCAAAGTTATACAGTTTAATACCGCAATCTCCACGATAGCCATTATCAATTATACCAAAATGAGGAAATATATGATGTTTAAATCCAAGACCAGAACGGGCTTCAATTTTAAACCAGAACCCAGGCGCAATATATGCTACCTTTAGACCAACAGGCACTACTGCGTATCCTTTTGCAGGAATTAGTACATCTTCTACTGAAGATATATCATACCCAGTATCACCTGTTCCGTCAAATGTATCATCGTTTGCTTTTGGTAAGACAGCATCTGGATGTGTCTTCACAAATTTAATGCCGAATTTATTCATTTATTAATTCTCTGCCTGTAAATTCGTTATTTTCTACTTCGCGAATTGTGTTGTTTTCTTTAATTGATACTGCTTGATTAGATGAAAGCCATCCTAATAGCTCGCCAATCTTTTCTGCGTTAACTTCAAAAACTCCACGGCCTTCAACTGTTACTTTTACTTGTGCCATGATTATGCTCCTTTCTTTTCTAATATATCTAGTTGTTCTTTTGCTAGTTGTTTTCTTTTTTCAACATCTGGTTCTTTCATTATATCTTTTAGAATTTCTATATAACTAAAAGAATCAATTGTCTGTGATAAAGCTTTGTCTATCCTTTCTAGAGCTTCTGTCGAAAAATGTTCTTTATATTTGTCAATATTCTCAACAATATATTTTACATCATCGGCTAGTTTATCTTCCTTTGTACTCATATTTACTCCTTCTATTAATATTTTACTATATTTTACGACAAAATCACTTAAATAATTAAAGATAAGGTGTTATTATGAATGATGATTTAGACGAGTTATTTGAAGAACTTAAAACTGACGAGTCTCTAACTTCGTTAACAAAAACCCAATCAGCAGATAAAATCAATGTCAACGACGACTCAATTAATGATTTTATTATGCAAAAAGCGGGTAAGTTAGTAGAAGATGGAGTAGATACGATTGATGCCATAAAACAAACGGTATTAACAAGCTTTGAACCTGATGAATTAGCTGCATATTCTGATTTAATTAAGTCTGTTGTTAAAGCAATAGATACAATGAATAAGATAAATTTGCAAAACAAGAAAGATAAGTCAGCAAGAGAGATTAAAAAGATGGATATTGAATTAAAGAAGGAACTTCCTGCAGCACAAGGTGGTAATACTAATATTTTAGTTGCTACAAGAGAAGAAATAATACAAGGATTTCTTGAAGATGTGAATAGTGCTAAACCTATAGATATAGAATCTGAAGAAGAGGATGAAGATGAGTCAGAAGAGTAATATTATTGTAAAATATGATAAGTTCTATGTAGATGATGTAGGCAAAAATATACCAGATCTATTAGCTGGCATTGATTATGATGATTTAAGTATAACAAGTTACTGGGAAGGGACAATTGATGCGTTTTTTAAATGTGATTGTGACTTTTATTTTACTTGTATACATGGTGATCTGAGGATTATAACAGCTAACGAACAAGGTAGTAACAACTATAAGTTCGGACAATACTTTATATCAGGTCTAGATGGAAAAATAATCAAGGTTCCTGCTGAAACATGGTTTGGAACACATAATTTAGGGACTGGGCAAGCTATTAATTTAGTAGCTAAGGTTGGTGATTTTGATGGGTTTGATAAATTAACATCAAAAATATTTAATTGGTATTCAAAGAAGTAGTTTTTTCATAGCTATCATAACAATATTCTAATAAACTGGTCATTTCTTCTGCAAATACTACAATACCAGGATTCCATTTTGTTCTAAAATTTCTAAAATGTCCAAAACTACAATGACAATTCCTACATAATGTAATAAAATTACTATGATCACATGCTAGAGATGGAAAAAGATGCACCGGTTTTATATGATGCACCTCTAATGTCTTGTTATGTCCACAACACGCACACTTATTATATTCCTTTACATAAGCTCTTTTAGCTTTAGTCATTTCCCATTGTGTTGGTAATGAAACGGATGTTATATTTAAGTATACACGTGTTAAATTCATTATTTTTATTTCCTAGGTGCTAGTTTCTTGTCTATTGTTTCTAATGGTATAACTCCTGTCATGCCACTATTCAATATCACAGGATAACTTTTTATTTTAAGATTATTTAACGCTTTCTTAACAGTTTGTATCTTTTTATCCCCTTCAGAACTCCTAGGTATCTCAATATATTGTAATTCCGGATGCGCCTCTTTAAAGATTTTGCAACCCGGACATGATTCCAATCCGATCAAGTACATAATATTTCTCCTTTATCTTTCTTTCCATACTTTTTTTAAAGCAATAGATATTTTCAATTTAGTTTCTTCTGATGTTTTTCTACCTAATAATGTCTGTCTAATTTTTTCTTTAGTTTCTTTTGAACAACCATAGCCTGCACCTGCATGGCGTGATTTAACTATTTTTTCTTGCCATTCTTTAGTACGTGGTTTCTTTTTACCCATATGCGCCCTTGACATTTTTTGTTTAGTTTCTTCTGATACAAAATGCCCAAGTTGAGCTTTTCTCATATTTTCCCTATATTCATCTGTAATAATACGACCTTTAGGACTTGGGGGTTTATCAGCAATTGGATTTATATTATATCCAAAATTAAAATCATATGATTTATATTTATCCATATAAAATTGTTCTTTTTCTAACAAGATATTATTTTTTGATAATTCTTCTATTATATCAAATTTAAATGTCTCTTCACCATATTTATTCCAAGCTCTTTGTAAATGAATATTATCATGTTTATTATGTTTTAAATTAGATTTATGTCTTCCCCATCTAAGTTTATAATTATTTGAGCTTCCTATATAAATCTTATTATTAATAATATTCTTTATTGCGTAAATGACATTCATGTAATTATTTACCCAATAGTTGGTAATTTTCTAGCCCTATTACAACTAAAAGACAAAAAAATGGATGACTCGAAAGCCATCCACTTTTAATGTTCATTTAGTTCTCTAAGACTGATCCTACAGGTAAGTGTGCGCTTGGCCTGGAACGAATGCGTCTCCAAGTCCCTTAACGATAACGACGTGATAATACAAGTCGGCACCGAAGAGATTGTCAACAACACCGTAACGGGTTAGTAAACCTACTCTAGGAGCAAAGTCATTAGGACCTATGGTACGTTGGACCATAACAGGAATATATGGACAATAGATGATTCCAGTGTCATAATATTCTGCACCCTTGTAACCAAGTAATGCATATTCTAGTGCTGTTGAACGTGGAGCGTTAGATCCACGGCCGCCATATGGGCCTTGCGCTTCAGTACGTGTGTCACGGTAAATTGTGAATCTACCAGCCACTGTACCTACTTTGGCAATACCTACAGGCTGAGTGTTAACATTACCATTAACTGGCATATATTT